GTGGCGGTCTGCCTCCAGAAACACCACCGGCATGCCCGACACTTGGCCCATCAGACGTGAGCGGCCCGCCTTGGTGGATTTCATCGGGTCAAAGCCCTCGTAGCCGTCACGCCCGAGCAGCTTCCACACCAGATTGAGTAGGGTGGTTTTACCGGCACCGGCCTCGCCCGTTGCCTCCAGGAAGGGAAACGACTGGAAGCGCGCGCGGATCTGCTCGGCGAACAGCGAGCCAAACCAGAACACCAGCGTGACCACGCCCTGGGCGCCAAAGCAGATCCACAGCAGCCTGAGCCATTCCTCGTTGTAGCGCTTACCGTCGCGCTGCAGCTTGATGGGCACACCCTTTTGCAGGGTTTTCAGGCGCAGCTTGGGGAACTCGAAGTAATCCTCGGCGTTGGCCTCGTAAATCACGCCGTCACGGATGGCCACGTCGCCGTACACATAGCAGGCGTATTCCTTGCTGTACCCCACGTAGTCGATGGTGGATACGGTTTTAATGGCGTAGAGCTGGTCTTTCATGATCTTGTCCAGCTGCTGCCCAGTGCCGGTGAACATGGCGCCGGCTGCCATGCCCAACAGGCGTTTTTTGAACTCGCTGGCGGCGGAAAGCTGGGTGCTGGTGAAGGTGTTCTTCACGCTGGGTGCGTCGTGCGGGAAGTCCACACGCAGGTAGTACCAGGCTTCGTCCGTTACCTCGTTGCGCTGGTAGTACAGGGCCTCGGGGTAGCAGTTGGCGATTTCAACGGTGCAGCCAGATTCCTGCAGGGCTTTCTCGCGCATTTGCCGGTCGTTGAGCAGCTTGTCGTCCTGGTCGTCGCTTTCTTCCAGGGCCTGCACAGCCTTGTTGAACTTCTCCAGATCCAACTTGAACCAGTACAGGCGGCTGTTAAAGCCGAAGTGAAACTCGGCGCGCTTCTTCCACTCGAACATGATCAGCGCCTTTTCACTGGCGCTCTCGGCAATCAGCAGGGCGCCTTCGTGGCGGGCCTGCTTGATGTCGGCCTGAATGCGTTCATCACGCTGGGTGGCATCGTCAATGAACTGCCAGCGTTGGTGCAGATCGTTCCAGTCCACTTTGCGGCCGTCGCGCTGGGGTATCTGCGCGGCGCTGCATTCGTAGCCTAGGGCGCGGGCCATGCGTACCCATTTACGGGTGTAGCTGTGTGCGCCTGGCTCGTTGTCCAGCGCCCACACCAGCTTCGGCAATTTTCCACCCCGCTGGCGGGCCAGCTCTTTTAAGGACGCCTCCGGGAAGGCGTTGCTGCTCATGGCCGACACTGCGTCGTAGCTGTTATGCACCAGGGCGATGGCATCGAAAATGCCCTCAACGATCCACAGCTCTTTGACCTCCAGCAGTTCCACGCAGGGCGGGCACCACCAGTGGCCCTTGTAACTTTCGCCGGGCTTGAAGCGGGCCTTCTGCTTACCGAAGCGCTGCGGCTGGTCGATCAGGCGTTCCCAGTAGCCGCCTTTGTCCAGGGCAAAGCGCACGGTGGCGCTGCCGATGCCAAGCTCGCGGCTGTAGAAGTTTTCCTGGGTGTACCAGCCTTTGACCAGGTCCAGGCGAAAGCCACGGGCAAAGGTCAGGTAGCTGTCTGCCGAGGCATTGGGCGCGGCATCGGTGGCGGGGGCGCGCTTGCTCCAGTCGTCGAACAGCTCGGGGTAAAGCTCTTTAACGTGCCAGGTTTGGCCGCACTTGCTCTCGCGCCCACAGCGGATAACCCAGGGCTTTTGGTAGCTGGTGAACAACTCTTTTTTGCCGCAGGCGGGGCATTCGCCTTTGCGCATGTAATCAGTGCCGGTGATGTGCCGCAGGCCGTATTGGGCCTCCAGCTTGCTGAGCACTTCGGTACGAATATCGTTTTGCATGGTGGGCCTTATGCTGCCGAGTTGAGCGCCGCTTGCACGGCAGCGATGGTGCGTTTGTGGCCGGCAAGTGCCGGGAAGTCGTCGAGGATGCGTTTGCTGCGTAGGCCTTCTGGCACGGTGCGGTAGCGGTCGTCGTACCAATGCTCAGTCATGCCCAGGCGCAGCTCGGCGCGCAGGCTGGCAAGCCAGGCTTCGGCCACCGGTTTGGGCATGTCCAGCTTTATGGCAACGGCGGTTTGCATGGCTACCTCCTGAAACGCGGGCAAAACATCCCCATACCCACGGCGTGGGCTGGTGGTTTTAACGGTTAGTGAGCGGGTGTTTGGGTGAAGTGCAACGGCAGGATGCGGCGCGGTACCAGGTGGCGAATGCCATCGCGGGAGTCGATCAGCACCGCGCGGGTGATTTCGCCGAATCGTTTGTCACCCCAGTCCACACCCACGGTCACGCTTGGCGGGGTGATTTTGCTCATGGCCAGGTACACCAGGCGCTGGGCCATAAATACCGGCACCTCGTTGGCAGTAACCAGGTACTTGCAGGCGCGGTCGAATAGCTGGCCTTCGTCCAGGTGTTCAGCCCAGTGCCGGCGCAGGTACGCCTCAGCCACGCCCTGCATGGTTTCGCTGTAGTCCTTGGCGTTGATGTTGGTTTGCAGGGTGGTGGGGTTCATGCGGTTGCCTCCAACTGGTCGAGCAGGTCTGGTTGGGCGTTTGGGTCGCGCAGGTTGCGCATGGCATTCATGCGCTCTACGGCCGGTGCTACGGGCAGCTTTATCAACGGGCGCTCAAGGCCCGAGGGGCTTAGCTCGAAGTCGATGGTCATCGAGCCGGTGAAGGTGGCACCGCACACCAGGTCGGTGCACTGGTAGTAGATCGAGCGGAAACAAGGGGTTTGCCCATCGCTGGTACGAATGCGCATGGGCTTGTTGCAGGCTGGGCAAACGAGTTTGTAGACGCTCACGCTTTTACCTCCGTATGCAACACCACCACGGCCTGTATTTCGGCATGCCTGGCCGCTATGTGCTTGCGGTGGGCTTCGATGATGGCGGCGAGTTCGTCAGGGCTGATGCTCCCATCGTCCAGAGCCTTGGCGATGATCTGATCTACAGCCCCTTTTTTGACGGCGGTCTGTAGCGAGCGCGTGTACAGGTCTACGTTGTCCAGCTCGGTGGCCTCGGGCATGGCCACGAAAACACCGCCGTACATGCTGCAGAGGTAGTCCGGCAGGAAGGTGGTGCCGGCGATTTGCTCCAGGGTGTGCAACTGCCCATCGGCAAGCGGGCGGGTACCGGCGTTTTCGTAGGCGTGGTTGTCGAACTTCTTGAGGTCGAGCCCCAGGTGAGCCGCTGCGCACTCACGGCCACCGGGGAAGGCCTGGATGATGGCGCTGACTACCTTGCGGCGGCTGTCGAGAATTGAGCGGGTCATCTTCTAGTTTTCCCCTTGAGCCGCTGGCACTACTGTGCAGACAACGCCTTCTTTGATGCCGAGCAGTACGGCGGCTTTGTGGGCTTCGCCGCGCTTACCTTTTTTGCGGCCGTTGAGCAGGTCGCTGACCAAATTTTTGTTCAAGTCGTGCTTACGGGCGAACGCCGCAATGCTCTGCCCCTCGCGGTCAAGGGCCGCGCGGGCTTGCTCAGGGGTTAATAGGGCATGCATAGTGTTTATCCGTGTTTAATCGTGTTCGATGGAAAGGATTCTTGGCCAGAAAACTGGTCAAGTCAACCGGTATTGATCAAAAAAATGCTCATTGCACCAAATGCAGGCGACCGCCTGCGTGAAGAAAGGGATCGGCTTGGCCTGAATCAGACCGATTTCGGTGTGCAGGCGGGCGTGAGTCGTGGCACCCAAAAAGCCTACGAGCTGAGTACCAGTTCGCCGGATGTTCGCTATCTCATGGCGCTGCAAGGCATGGGCGTTGATGTGCAGTACGTGCTCACTGGCATGCGTATTTCCACCGAGGTTGGGAACCTGTCAGCGGATGAGGCGGGGTTGCTTGAACACTATCGGCAGTTACCCGAGGCCGACCGGGCCGGCGCAGCAAAGATGATCACGGCCCTGGCCGAAATGGCTGGGCGATATGAGGTGAAGCCTTAATCAATGGGCGGGAGAGTAGGGATGCGTAATGGACTTTTAAGCCTGGCTCTCGCCGGGCTTTTTTCGTTGGGGGCTCACGCTGCACAGGACCCTGAAGCCGTATACGCTCGTGCGTGCGGCGTGTGCCACAACGGGGCGATCCCGACCGCGCCGTTAAAAGGCGACAAGGCTGCCTGGGAGCCGCGACTGGCCAAAGGCACCGATGCATTGGTGCAGAGTGTGACCAATGGTTTGGGTGCCATGCCGCCA